CTCTATCGGCGGCATCTGAAGATACTCCCCTCCCTCAAGCCGGCCGATTTCGATATATTCATCCGGATTCGAGGCGTCAGCCGCGAGCAGACGCCAGTAATAATACTCACCCCCCGTGAAAAACTTCGTCATGATATCCGCATTGTAAGTGATGGTCTCCTCTTTCGAAGGAGCACCCCAGGAATCCGTGTCGTTTCCCTGAAGCGTTACCGTCGCGCCATCGGTGAAGTTGTGGTTTAAAACCGCAATGCTCGACATCTTGATCTTTGTAACACCATCTCCGATCTTCCACCACTCCGATGTATCCCCCGTACTCCTTGTCACAACCTCGCGGGATATGTCCTGGATGTTTGCCGCAGGATAGCCCGAGGCCTCCGAGCTCGCGGTAATCGTATATTTGTCCCATGCGTTGTCCCAGATAATACGCATCATTGCCTCACTATCGCGTTTTCATCTATGAGTGCAAAACCGTCTTCTGATGCCTTGAGCAATCCTTTATAAATAGGCCCTGAGTCTATATCTATCGAAATAGGCGCAAGATATACTATTTTCGGGCCGTTGATGTTTGGCGAGCTCAGAGGCGTGACCTGCACGAGCTCACGACCTCCGGGATTATCCCCGACCATAATAGGAGTAGGGCCATTCGTAACAAATTCCCCACCTTGTGCGAGACTACGAACTATCGCAGCTCCGGCATAAGCAGCTATAGAAGCAGCCATAAACTTCAATGCCCGACCCTGCATGAAAGGTATTACAATATTGGCAAGAAACTGTGTAAAATACAGTTTTCCAAGCGCCTCAAGGAAACTTGCTATCATATCCTTAAGTCCTTCTTTCAGAGATTTAGAACCGGTCATAATGGCATCGAAACCCATTATCATTGAATCAGCAAAAGCGCTTTCCGTATATGCCGCCAATTCTTCTTGAGTTTTAAGTAAACCAGCAAAACCTCGATTTATTTTATCACTACTGTCTGCAACATCCACAGATACAGGGGTCACATAATCTTTCATTAAGCGATAATACTCGAGCCATTTATCATTCACCCTATCTACAACTTCAACAATGTTTTCTATCGGACTTTTTAACCATTCTTCGCTTTTCCTCCGGGATTCCAGCATCTCATTATAAAATTCGAGCTGCTCTCCACTGAAATGAACACTTTCTGCATAAGCCTTTTCCGCTTCTGCCAAGTATTCTAACCATTCTTTTTCTTCCTTTATCGCATCTGTATTTTCGGTGGTATCTTCAGTTAATTTCTTCTGCCCTTCTTCGAGCTCGCCCTCTTTTTCTTCTAATTCTTTTATACTCTTTCTAAGCTCATCAGCCCCATCGGCGAGCTTAGAAAATACATCTGTAAGTTCTACCGTTGGATATTCCAAATTCTCCGCAGCATTTTTCGTATCAATTATTTTCTGGTTAAGAGAACCTATAGCAGAATCTAATTTCGGTGTTTCTTTGCCGAGTTTCTGAAGCACCCAACGTATACCCGTTAATATACCCAGCATAGCTTCAAGTATCCCGACCTTCATCACATTAAACGCATCAATCCCAAACTTTACGATAGCATTAATTACACGCTCCATACCATCGCTGAAGCTTTCCCAGTTTTTAATAAGAAGCATTGGCAGGCCGATAAATGGCACAAATGCAGCAAGCAAATAAGCTACCCAGTCGGGGGATTTCAATACCCAGTTTACTACTCCCTCAAAAAATTCAGCAATGCGTACATAAAGTTTCTGAAAGAACAATCTGACCTTATCCCAGTGTTTGATAAGAAGGATAGTACCAGCGACCACAGCAGCGATTCCTACCAGAATAAGTCCAACAGGAGGAGTGGCAAATATTGCGTTAATAGCAGGACCTATAGCTTTTATTGCGGGGCCGATTTTCCCGATAATGCTAATTAATCCGCCAAGGCCTAACATCAGAGGGCCCGCTGCCGCTAAAGTTCCAGCGAAGATACCTATCATCTTTTTCCAGCGATCATCAAGATTACTGAACCACTCAACAGCCCCCGTGATTTTTTCCACCAATGTCGATATTGTGGGAATTAATTGGTTCCCCAGGCCGATCAACAAATCTTTCACTGATTCTTTCAGCGCCCTCATTCTGTTCGCAAAACTATCGGCGGTCCGTATCGCATCTCCCTGTGCGTCTGCTGTTCCGGCTATAATGATATTCATTCGCGCCTGTACTTTTTGTTGCTCAGTCGCGGCCTGGATCCCGTCCCGGATCCCCATATTCATAAGTTCCTGGTCAAGTGTGGCCTGGGTGATAATGACTCCGTACTTACGCACAGTCTCGTGATTCCCCACAAGTGCGGACTGCAGGTCCCGTATTACGTTCGCCTCTGATTCGTTATTGAAGCTCGCCATGTCAACGGTCAACTTCGCAAGCGTTTTTGACAACTCGGCTCCTTCAGCCCGGGCAAATCCCAGAGGAACGAATGTGTCTTGAAGCGCTGCCATCCAACCCATAACGCTCGCTGTGGACCTTCCGACTGAATCCCCGAATTCATCGGCCCACGTCTTTGCTTCGCCGGCGAGCTCGCCGAATACCACATTGAACTTCGATTCCATCTCCTCGGCATCCGAGGCAACCTTCAGAGCCGCCACGCCGATCCCGGCGAGAGGCAAAGTTACCAGCGCAGACATTCTCGTGCCGATCTTTGTGAGATTTCCCGCAACGGCCTGCATTTTCTTCTGGGCTTTCGTTAATGAAGATTCCAATCCCTTAGTATCGCCCAAAAGATTAACGACTAAATTACCGAGTAATGCCATTTTTTACCTTCGTGTAATCTTCCCCAGCCTCAGTTTATTCAGCCCCCCGAGATCCGGTTTGCCTCGTAAAGGATCCTTTTCCTGTTGATATATTTTCTCCCGCGCATAATCCCAGTACAGCAAGATGAGTCTCCAGTCAGTCCCCATGATCCACTCCGGCGTTGCGAACGCATACGTCATTCCGAGATCGGTCAATATTCGGCCAAGCTCTATTTTTTGCTTTTTCCTTCGAAGAGCTCGGCCAGAAGAGGGTTTTCCTCATCACCCAGCTTCGCGAACAATGGTTTTATGACAAAAGCCATAAGCGAAAACATCTGTACGACATCGATCTGCTGATTCAGCCATTTCTCGTCAACTTTCGGATCTGAATTTTTACAGACCTTGATCGTGATGTCATAGAGCAGCTTCAGTGCTGATTTGACTTCGCTCCCTTTCAATTCTTTCTTGCTGAGGGCCTGAAACATTTCCATGTTATCGGCGATGTCGAGCATGATTTCAAAAGGGATCACCGTGACATCGATCTCTTTGTCGGCGATTTTGAAAACCCTTCTTGCCGGCTTTATCGAGCCAAGGTCGAGTATTTCTACTTCTTTTTCAGCCATTCAGAAACTCCTTATGTCGTGCTCTGCTCGTCAATGATCTCATAGAGCTGGTCGCCTGCGGTGCGGTCTACGTCGACCTTCCCCACCAGGTTAATAGGACTGATCATCACGTCCTCCGCCTCATCGGACGGGAACTCAAGCGTGATCCCCTCCTCCACGAATGCGTAATATACGGTGACCTGAAGTTTCTTGTCGTTTTCATCCGTATTGGTGAGGCGTATCACCTTCGGGTTGATGGTCTTCAATCCGCCTGAAGTAAGATTCTTTGATGCGGCCGGTGTGTAATCATAGCTGATGGTGAGAACCTGCGCTTCGGTAGTGACTGTTGCCGAATCGATCACGATGATTCCCCACTTCCCTTCACCGTTTTTGACGATGAAATAATCAGTCCCATGCGCAAGTGCTCCGTCTACCGACCCGCTCACATCAGGATATCCTTGCGTGTCGATCTGCGGCACCGTGCCGTCGGCATTCTGATGTTCGAGCAAAATAAATTCATCGAACGCCCAGGCCCCGGAGGCCACCGTCTGGTCGTAGTCTTCAACGATAGAGTCTTCGGTCGTGGAATAATCGTCGATTCCGCCCCGGATCTCGTCAAGGATCTCGAGATCGATTTCCATGAGATTTCCGGTAATTGCCACACGCTGATTCTTGATGTATTCTTTGACCGTGCCCGCATTGTCAGACTCCACCTCGATCTTGTCCCAGCTCTCCGAGAGTGTCACTCCGCGCATCGCTCCGAGGTTCTTCAAAGATCCCACATCGTCGCCGACTTCGACCTTTGCGGACCCCAGCTTTATTGCTCCGCTGCGTTGTACTGTTGTCTGGCTCATTTCTATACCTCTCTGTAAATAATTTTATAGTCAGAAGGGATATGCCATACCCCTGTCGCCTGACTGTACGAATCGAAACTGTTTAAAAATACTACCTGGGAGACCTTCACTCCTGATGCGCCTCCCATGACCCCCTTGTATCGCTGCATGGCTTCTTTCACGGCATAAAAAAGGCTCTTCACGTCCGCGTAATCCTCAGCCCAGCTGCTGATCTGCATTCGGGGGTATGCGATATCCACATCATGGTGCACCGGATTCGACACCTGCATATACGTGAGCGCTGGAAGCTCCGTCCCCTGGGGAAGCACCACCGGGTAGATCCGGGTAGAAACGATATCAGTGATATCAGTTTCTCCCAGCAAATATGTGTACAAAGCCTCCTCAATGGTCATTTCCCGACCCTTTCGATCACTCTTTTATATGCATCCTGGAGTCTCATTTTTATCCCTGACTGATGTTCATCGAATGTCGGCCGTATATATGGATGCGGCGGATGATACACACCTTTCGGATATTCCCAGCCGCACTCCTGAGAGGCCGGGTAATAGCCCTTTTTACTTCGGAATTCAGGGTGTCCGCCTTCCACACCAACCACAACTCCAACAACATTTCTCTTTTTCTTCCAGATTCGTTTATTTATGGCTCTTTCGAGATTATGCTCATCTTTTGGAGCTTTTTGTCTCATTACCCGAACGAGATTATCCGCTTCCTGAACTATACCCTGGTTATTTACTCGATTGACTTCCCGAACCAACTTGAGACTTTTATGCTCAATATCTTCAAAGCCTGTGATCTCAACTTTAATTGTTCCCTTTTTAGCCACTTACCGACTCCTTCACCATGAGCTGCAGCTCCTCGTTTTTCTCCTCCGGGTTGATCACCGCGAGGATCTCAAAATACCGGTCCCCGTGCTTCACCCGCATTTTCGGCGTCACCCCGGACAAATACCGTATCGTGATCTTCCCCGTAATCTCTGCGTTCACCTGCTGTGCGTCCCAGAACTCCCGTCCCCGCGCAGGCTCGATCGCTGCCCAGACCGTCGCGAATGTCGTCCAGGTCTGCGTAACCTCACCGTAATCCCCCTGGGATTCGCTATACTCCTGGATGATTACCCGATGTCTCAGGCGCCCCGCTCTCATATCGGCCAGATCCTTTCGAGCCCAAGAAGTGAACGCACCGCAAACGGCACCTCTTTCATCTCCTTGATATCCGCCGCCTCCCGGTTCTCATAGAGGTGTCCTACCAGGACCTTTATTGCCTGCTTCACTTTTCCGGGCACTGATGCTGTCGTATCGCCGTACCCCGCCACAAACCTGATAATCACTCCATTCGCCGTTCTGAGCGTAATGGACGGCCACGTCTCGCCGTATTTGAGCACCACACGCCCAGGTTCGCTATATATATCCACATGATAGCTATCGGCTGAGAAAGTGTGCTCCGTTTCGTCGGTGTCGTAATATTTGATGCTCTCAACAGACTGCAGAGGAGGGTTCGGGATTTCGACATAATTCTCTGATGGAAAATTATCGAGTGCAAGCTCCCAGGTCTGCGTAATAAAAGCCCTGTTTTGATACCCCTCGCACCATTCCCGTGCGGCTTCGATAAAGCCGACTATAAGAACATCCTCATCACTCGACTCGATCCGACGATGACTTTTCGTTTCCTCCAGCGTCACCGGCTCCAGCTCTGGCGGTATTATCAATTTTCTTCCCATTGCAGCTCCTTACCCTATCACGTTCTGCGCCTGATTGATTCTTTTTCCGAACCATCACTGCTACGTCGCTGTCGTGCAGTGCCGCGCAGGATCAAGTCTCGCCCAGAGATAAGGGCGGCGTCCTCCTCCGGGACGAAGACCGCCCGCTCTATTACCTTTTTACGTTTACGCGGGGTAGACATCTGCAACCTGCTGATCAACTGGTTCACGCCGCGCCTGACAGCGAATCAGCGTGGCCCCGACCACAATCGTGGCGGAAGTCGTGACCTTGACCGCTACATGGGTGA